AGCGCCGGAGATTACGGCCCGATGACCAACATCTCGCAGAGCGCCGGCGGCTATTCGGTCGGCGGAACATTCCTCAATCCGGGCGGCGGCCTGTTTATCAAAAACAGCGAGCTGCAGGCGTTAGGAATCCGCCGTCAGAGATACGGAGGGCTCGGGATTTATGCTTATCCATGGGATCGCGATCACGCTATACAATAAGATCCAGACAGGGACGGACGCACTCAACCGGCCGATCTACACGGAGGAACCGGAGACGGTGGAAAACGTCCTGATCGAGCCGCTCAGCGATTCCGAGCAGGCGGACGCGATGAACCTCACCGGCCGGCGCGTGACATACCGCCTCTGCCTCCCGAAGGGAGACGCGCACGAATGGACAGACCGCAAGGTCGCGTTTTTCGGAAAGACCTGGCAGACGATCGGCGACACGATCGAGTGGCAGGAAGACCTCGTGCCGCTCGAATGGAACAAAAAGGTGCAGGTGGTACGGATCGATGGCAAAGATTAAAGTCAAGCTAAACGGAAAAGGGGTCGGCGAGCTTTTGAAGAGCCGAGACCTTGAACAAGTCCTGCAGAGCATCGCGGAACAGCACGCCGGAGGCTGGCAGGTCGACACGAAAGTGATGCCGACGCGTGTGATTGCGTCGATCTACTCCGACGATCCGGAGCAGGTCAGCGACGAACTCGAGACGCACAGCATCGTGGGAGGATTGTAATGGCCATTGAAGAGCTGATTATTTCATACCTGACCGGGCAGGACATCCCGGGAATCGGCGCGCACGTTTACGCGGAAACGCCGGTCGACCCGCCGGACAATTTCGTCCTGATCCGGAGGACCAGCGGCAGCATGGCGAACTATATCCGCGACTTTGCCGTCTATACGGAAACGGTCAGCAAAACGGACAAGCTGCAGGCGATCCAGAACCACGAGGCGGTGATCGAAGCGATGCTCCGGATGCCGGACACAGAAAACGTTTACCGCTGCCGGTTGAATTCCGACTATGACGCGACGCAGCCGTCCAAGCTCGACTACAGATTCCAGGCACTCTGGCAGATTTCAGTATAAAGGAGAGAAAAAAATGACTTCTTCGAATGTAACAGCGGCGAAGCCGAAAGTCGGCGGCGCCATCTATATCGCGCCGGTCGGATCGACGCTCCCGACGGATGCGACGGCTACACTTGATAATGCGTTCAAGGAACTCGGCTATGCTTCCGAGGACGGCCTGACGAACAACAACACGCCGGAAAGCGACACCATCAAGGCATGGGGAGGCGACACGGTTCTCACGCTGATGACCAGCCGCGAGGACACCTTCGCGGTGACGCTGATCGAGGCGACCAACATCGAAGTCCTCAAGCTGGTTTACGGAGACGACAACGTCACCGGAACGCTGGCGACCGGCATCGCCATCACGGCAAACACTAAGGACCTCGAGGAGCACGCCTTCGTGATCGATATGGTTCTGAAGGACGGAGCCGCGAAGAGGATCGTGATCCCGCAGGCCAAGGTCTCCGAGATTGGCGAAATTGCGTACACGGACAGCGACGCGGTCGGCTACGAGACGACGCTGATGTGCTCAGCGGACGCCTCCGGCAACACGCACTACGAATACATCAAGGCGGCCTGATCCGCCGGAATACTTCAGGAGGCTAAAAAATGAGAATTGAAACCGAATCCGGTTTTTCCTGCGAGATCAACAACGAAGCCCTTAACGATTGGGAAACCGTCGAGAAGCTCGTGGACGCCCAGGGCGGAGACTATGCCGCCATGATTGACGTCCTCCGGGACATCATCGGCCCGGAAGGATATGACGCGGCAAAGGATCACGTCCGGGCAGACAACGGAAGGGTTCCGGCGGACAAAATCCAGGCGCTCTTCTTCGAGATCCTCACGGCCGCAGGAAAGGCAAATCAGGATAAAAAAAAATAATCGAATACACGGCAATCAGGGCGTCCGATGAGGGCGCTCTTTTTTGCGATTTTATGCAATTTTACGGCCTTCGAGGGTTCGGAAATCTAACCGTCCGCGAGGAGGCCCTGCTCGCAACAAGCCTCCCGCCGGAATCCCGGACCATGAGGAGCCTGAGCGGGATGCGTTTTTCTTTCGACCAGCTCCTTCTGGCGGGCATTCTCGACCAGCTAAGGATCGCGAACTGGACCCGGACGAAAGACGCGAGGAAAAAGAGGAACTTCCCGAAGAGCATCCTCGAAGAACTACTCCGAGGACCGGAGGAGGAACCGAAGAAAGAAGAGATTGAAACATTCGAGACCGGCGAGGACCTAAAACGCCGGCTCGCAGAAATAAGGGGAGAATAAGATGGCGAACGGAATCGAACTCGCGAAGGCATACGTGCAAATCGTACCGTCGACCGAGGGCATCCAGGGCGAGCTCGAAAAAGCGATGGGCTCCGCCGGAGAAAAAGCCGGAGAGAAGGGCGGCCACAGCATCGCGTCCGGGATCGGCAAGGTCGCCGGAGGAATTGGCAAGGTCGCGGCAGCAGGCCTCGCGGCGGCAGGAACCGCAGCGGTCGGCGCTACAACCGCCCTCGTGGCCGGAACGAGCGCGCTCGCACAGCAGGGCGACGAAATCGACAAGATGAGCCAGAAAGTCGGCCTTTCGGCGGAAGCATATCAGGAGTGGGACTATGTCCTGCAGATTTCCGGGACCGAGATGGCAAACATGACGACCGGCCTGAAAACGCTGACAAACAAGCTCGATGACGCGAAGAACGGAAGCGAGGACGCACAGGCGATGTTTGCAGCGCTCGGCCTTTCCATGGACGACCTCTCCACAATGTCCAGAGAGGATCTATTTGCGGCGACTATAACCGGATTTCAGGGCATGGCGGATAGCACGGAACGCGCGGCCCTTGCAAATGACTTGTTCGGAAAATCCGGCCAGGAACTGGCTCCGCTATTTAATACAAGCGCGGCAGATACCGCGGCCCTCCGGGATCAGGTACACCAGCTCGGCGGCGTCCTGTCAAACGACGCGGTCGCAAACTCCGCAGCGTTCCAGGATAATTTGACCGCCCTGCAAACGGGCCTCTCCGGAATGAAAAACAGCATCCTGCAGCAGGCCCTCCCGGGCATGAATCAGCTCATGGAAGGATTCACCGGACTAATAACCGGCGAAGAGGGCGCGAGCGAAGCGATCGGCGCCGGATTCGAGACGCTGCTCGGAGACCTCGGAAACATCGTGACGCAGATCGCCGATGTGGTAAAGGAACTTTTCCCGGAGCTGATGGGAGTGATCTCGGAGAACCTCCCGACGATCATCGAGACCGGGCTCGGAATTCTAATGGAGCTCGCGACCGCGATCATCGAGGCCCTGCCGGATATAGTAAAAAGCATCATGGATATGCTGCCAACCGTCCTGCCGCAGATTATAGACGCGTTCGTGGGGCTTTTCTTGCTGATCGTTGAAAACTTCGCGGAAATCATAGACCCGATCATCCAGGCACTCCCGGACGTGATAAACAGCCTGACCGACGCGATCATCCGGAACCTTCCGCAGATCATAATGGGAATCATTAAACTGGTCGGTATGATAATCGCGCGGATTCCGCAGATCCTTCTCGGCCTTTGGCAGACAATAACCCACTTTTTCAGCGAGGCGTGGAACCAGTGGGTCGCGCCGAATAAAGAGAAGATCCTCGGATTTTTCCGCGGCATTTGGGAAGGAATCAAGGGCGCGTTTTCAGCGGTGACTTCGTGGTTCCGGAACATTTTCTCGAAGGCTTGGCAGGCGGTGAAAAACGTTTTCAGCGCCGGCGGCCGGGTTTTTGAGGGCATCAAGGAAGGAATCGCCGGAGTTTTCCACACCGTGGTCAACGCTATAATCCGCGGCATCAACGCGGTGATCGCGGCGCCGTTCAATGCGATCAATGGGATCTTCAACCGCCTCCGCGGAATCAGCATTCTTAGGCTGACGCCTTTCTCCTGGCTTCCGACGCTGGCGGTTCCGCAGATTCCACAGCTCGCAACCGGCGGCGTTTTGGAGCGCGGCCAGATGGGCCTCCTCGAGGGAACCGGAACCGAGGCCGTGGTGCCTTTGGAGAAGAACACCGGCTGGATCAAGCGCGTCGCGTTTGAGATGCAGCAGGCAGGGCCGGAAAGCTATGCAGACGCAGCGGACGAAGTGGTCGACGCAATCCGCGGAATGCGGCTATATTTGGACGGAAACCAGTTAGTTGGCGGAGTTATCGCCCGGGTCGATAAAGGCCTCGGAAACCGCCAAATTCAAGCGCAGAGAGGGCTTGCAATGCTATGATGCACGGAGTTTTTATTGACGGCGTGGACACGCTGTCCGAATACGGCCTCGCGCTCCTCGCCGAGCTAAAGATCGGAACGCCGGAGCCGCGGACCTCATACGTCACCATCCCGGAAGCAGACGGAGACCTTGACCTCACCGGAGCGCTGACCGGCGGCCTTGTACGCTACGGAATGCGAGAGATCAGCTTCTCCCTCTATCCGGTTCACGACATAATCGCCGGGAAGAAAAGCCCGGCGACGGAGCAGCACGCGGCCCTGATCCGGCAGAAGCTCGCGCAGTTTATCCACGGACAGACGCGGTGCCTTTGGCTCCCGGACGACGGCGGCCATTATTTCCGCGGACGGATGGCCGTCGGCAAAAAGGGAGGATTCAACAACGCGGAAATCCCGGTCACGATGACCGCGGAACCGTGGAGATATAAGAACCTCGAGACCGTCCTGACGATTTCGGCAGATGGAGTTTACAATTTGCCAAACGAGACGCGTCCGGTGATCCCGATATTCACGGCGACGGATGGGCTGGCCACCGTGACTTTCGGCGGCACGGACTACCAGATCGCGACCGGAGAAAACAGGTTCTCCGGCATCGTACTGCAGCCAGGGACGAACACGATCACCGTCAGCGGCATCGGCCAGCCGATCGTCGTTAGATACCAGGAGGGCGTGATCTAATGTATAAGGCATATATTGACGGCGCCGCCCTCCACGATCCGACGCTGGACGATCCGGCGGCGCTAATCATAGACGCGGAAGTCACGAAGCAGGCCAATGCGGCCGACAGCTTCACCTTCACGGTATATCCGGACAATCCGCGTTATTCGGAGATATACAAGCTGCCCTCGGTCGTCGAGGTGGAGAAGGACGGGAGAACGATCTTCAGGGGCCGGCCGATCAAGAGCGCGGAGGGCTGGGAGAACCAGCAGACCATCACCTGCGAGGGCGAGCTCGCGTTCCTGAACGATTCCGTCCTCCGGCCTTATGAATACCAGGGAACCGTCCGCGGCTACTTGCAGAGCATCATCACTGCCCACAACAACACGATGCCGCCGGAAAAGCAGTTTACACTCCGGACCGTCACGGTGACGGACCCGAACGACAACATCGTCCGGAGCAACGGAAACTACACCGTCACGATGCAGGAGATCCAGGAGAAGCTCGTCAACAGCCTCGGCGGCTATTTGTACATCGAGAGAATCGGCGGCGTTTTATACCTGGATTATTTGGCAGACAGCACAAAAGCAACCGGGCAGACGATCACGATCAGCAAGAACCTGATTGATTTTGCACGAGAGCAGAACGCCGAGAACATCGCGACCGGCATCGTTCCGCTCGGAGCAACGGACGAAACGACCGGCCTGCCGATCACGATCGCACCGGTCAACGATGGCCGGGACTACATCACGGACCCGGAAGCGGTGGCGAGATACGGCGCCATTTTTGTGACGGAGACATGGGACGACGTGACGGTTCCGGCGAACCTCCTCACAAAAGCCAGAGCGCGCCTGACGCAGTACACGAAGCTGGTCGCGAACATCACGCTGACGGCCGTGGACCTTTCCGTCACGGATCAGGAAATAGACCCGATCGAGTGCCTTGATTACGTCACCGTTCAGGACGACGCGCACGAGGCCTCCGGGCTTTACCTCGTGACGGCCCGGACCTACAACCTCAACGACCCGAGCAAAGACACGGTGACCTTCGGAGGGGAGCAGGAAAGCATCGCACGGTCGGCAAGCCGGACGGCATACGAGACCAGCGAGATGCCGGCGCGGATCTTAAAAAACGCATCAGCCAGGGCGCGCGAGATCCTCGACAGCTCGACGGACGGAAATATTTATTTCCGTTTTAACGACCAGGGCAAAATCTACGAGATCGATTTCCTGAACGCCGAGACGCCGGAGACGGCGACACAGATGTGGAGGTGGAACCTCGGTGGCTGGGGCTTTTACGACAAAACCACGGACACTTACACGACCGCGGCCACAATGGACGGATCGTTCCTCGCCAACATCATCACGGCTGGAATCCTACAGTCCGACGACGGCACGACATTCTATCTCGATCTCGACAACGGCGTCCTCCGCGGAAACTTCTCGGAGCTAAAGATCGCCGGAGCCGCCGGAGCCACGCAGGCTTACGCGGACCAGGCCGAGGCGGACGCAATAAGCGCAGCGGCAAGAAATACGAGCTCAGCGATTAGCACATATGACAGCAACCTCGGACAGCAGGCCGTCTTTAATAAGCTGACCAACAACGGCGCGGAGCAGGGGATCTACCTGCAGAACGGCAAGATCTACATCAACGGCACTTACATCAAGGCCAACAGCATCAACGCCGACCTGATAAAAGGCGGAACCATCGCGTCCTCGAATATCGACGTGACCGGCAGCACGATGACCGACGGCAAGGTCACGGTTCAATTCACGACAAGCGGCAGGACATACAAGAGCATCCTGAAGCCGGCGATGCTCGTCAACTCCTACGATTACGGCAGCAGCCACGAGGAGGCTGATGTCAGATATGACCGGCTCCAGTTTGTAGACGGAACGACAGAGATGTCGAGTTACGAGGACGTGGCCTGCACGATACGAGGAACGAATCAGAGCTCGATCACGATCCTGCCGCCAAGCGCGTCCGGTAAATATATCACCATCCAGCCGGTCGTCGTAAGCGAGTGGTGAGAGGGGAGGACAACAAAATGGACACAGGAATAATTATTGCATTGATTGCAGGCGTCGGAGGAACGCTGACCGGGATCGGCGCGATCCTTTCCGCGATCCTCCTGCACCGGAAAACCATGGCGCTTTTAGAATACCGAATGGGGCAAGTCGAGAAGAAGCTGGACAGCCACAACGGCTATGCAAAGCTCTTCTCGGAGACCTCCGAGCGAATCGCAGGAATCGAGAAGGACATAGCAGTTATCAAGACGAGTTTGCAGTACATCCAAAAGGAGGTCGATGATGAAAAATAAGCTGAAAGATTGGCAGATCCGAGCGCTCAAGACCTTCGCGCAGGCGTTCGGAGGCGTACTGGTCCCGGAGGTCGTAATGATCCTGAATTCCGGCGTTCCGGAGAATTGGCATTCCGTCTGGGTCGTTCTCGCGCCGGTGATCTGCTCCGCATTGGCAGCAGGAATCAGCGCCGCCTGGAACATCCTCCTCGAAAAATTGAAAGAAGGTGATGCAGATGCTTGAACAGAGGATCAAGGCGAACGTCGGGGAATATTCGGTTCCGGCGGTCGTTCATGTAGTACAAGGAGACACAGGGCGCGTTCTGGTCTTCGAAATTCAGGACTACACGCTGACCGGATCGGAGACAGCAAGCCTGATGTGCATCCGGCCGGATCAGACGGCCTTCAGCTATGCCGGAACGGTTCGCGGAGCGGATCAGACCGTCGAGGTTCCGCTGGCGGCTGAGGGTGGAGCATTGACGCAGGCCGGAGTGGTCGCGGCCCAGCTCATCATCGCGCTAAACGGTGAGGTGGTCTGCGCTTTCAAGATGGGGATCATCGTCGAACCGAAGCTCGGCGGCGAGGCCACGCAGGAAGACATCGAGTTTCTGGCGGGCCTTCAGGCACAGCTCGACCAGGCGATCGGAAGGTTCGTGGAAAGTACGAGAGAGATCAATGGCCACGATCTGAGCTCGGACATCACGCTCACGGCGGCAGATGTCGGCGCGGTTCCGACAACGAGAACGGTGAACGGCAAGGCACTCAGCGCAAATATTACACTTCAGGCATCGGATTTCTCGGCGGCGGCAAGCACAGCCGGAGCGACCGGAGAAGTGGCATCACTGACATACACGGTCGTCAGCGTATGGAGCTGACAGAAAGGAGCAACATGATTATCAAACTCATAGGGGGGGTACAAACCTCACAGCACTACAGACGAAAGGAGGAAAGCTCTGTAAGCTTTTCTCCTGCGACTCTCTGGAAAGGGGGTCTGAGGGAAGGTGAGGTGACTCACCATGGCTAAGTCGATTAAGTTAGGATCGGGTACATATCTCGATGCAAGTGGTGTCGTGGTCGATTCGAATGGCACTACATTAAATATCCAAACAATAGGTATACCGACAGTAACGAGGACAAGCGGAACGGCAACTTGCACAGCATCGAACGCAAGACGCTTTGGGAATGTAGTTGTCTTGAACCTTACTTTTTACAACACGGAAGCCGTGCCAGTTGGGGGTAATGCTTTTGCTGGTACTGTGTCTGGTATTCCACTTCCAATTGTATTAACAACTGCAAGTGGATATAGTTCCAGTTCTTTGCTTTGCATTTCGCTCGAACCAAATGGGACAATGAGAACAAGAGTAATAGGAAGCCCATTAAACGGTAATGTTGGCATTACAATCATGTACCTAACAGCCTAAATCGACATAGCCAAATCCCGAAAATCAAATGGCGAAAAGCATTATGTTGGGGAATGACACATACCTGTCGATGGGTGGTACTGTCGGATGGTGCAAAGAAGAATTTCCAGCAAATGGAAACGCGGATAATTACAATACCTCTATCAAACAGGGATGGTACTATGTTGGCAGTAATGCGTCTATGACTAATATGCCAGCGTCTTGGGGGTATTTCCTCGTCCTTGTATGGGGTTCAATTGTGACGCAGATTTTCCTTACCTACAACGGTGGTACTGTCAAAATTCGTGGGTGTGCAAGCGGAACATGGTCTTCATGGAAAACATTGACACCGTCATAACCTAACTTTACAGAGCGCAAACGCGCATGGCAAAATCGATTAAACTGGGAGCAGATACCTATCTGGATTCGACAGGGATTGTGATCGACAACGCAGGGAAAACACTTGCGGAAAAGATGGCAGAGGTTAATAATAATGGAAAGTTGACAAACGGTTCTACTCTTGTCGCAAGCGAAGCAGACATAAATGCCGTGATTCAAGGTACGCAGATCATGAACACAACATCTGCAATCAGCATCGGCGGGATCACGATTCCTGCATATTCCAGACTTCTCAAGATCAATTATTATTCGTCAGACGGTGCGATCATCGGTGTAAGTCCGGGTAGGCAGTTTATTATCCTGTTCCGTGGCAACAACACATGGTCTGGACGGATTTTGTAAGAAAGGAGCGCACATGGCATATTGTAAGGAATGCGAATTTTTCAATCAAGTCTACAACACGGACGGAGAACTTATATCCTGCGAGTGCGAGCGAGATGACTATGATTCCGATGCGGGATGGTTTGAAGTGACTCCGTACAAAAAGGCTTGTGAGAATTTCGAGAAGAAGGAGAAGTAAACGGTGGATAAAGTAAAATGGTCAACTGCGGTTGACAGAGGAATCGAGGCATACAGATCCGGGGAATATGTCTATTTGTACGGTGCGAAAAATGTACGGCTCGAAACCGAAGCAGAGATCCGGGAGTATTTCCGCATGGAGCCGAAATATTTCGCGAAGTACACTGAAGCCGAAAAGAAGCAGATCATCAGGAACAGCCTCGGGAAAATAGGCACTGATTGCTCCGGCCTTGTCGAGCTTTGTACTGGGGACGATCAGTGGTCTTGGGGCCAGATCAACAACTGTTACAAGTACAACAGCCTCGCGGCAGGCCCGACCGCCTCAATCCTTTTTACCACATGGGGTGGAAACGGCAGGCATGTCGGCCTTGATGCCGGGAACGGCTGGGCCTTCCATATTGGGAAGGAATCGACAGATGCAAATATCAAAGCAGGCGAGGCCGGGATCATC